CCCCCTTGAACGGCTAATAGACTCATGCTGCCTCCAGTGCGGTGATGCGTGCTGCTTGTGTATCTACGATGGCTTTAAGTTCTTGGATTGCCGCTGTCAGTGTGGCGACCAAGTAACTAGTGTCGATGCCTTGGTAGACAGGGCGGATAGCCGCGTTGCCGTCTTCGTCTGTGTAGGTTTCTACAGCGTCTTTCTCGCCAGAAACGCAGTCAGGAACAACCGCTTGCAATTCGTGGGCAATAAAACCTTGACCCACGCCGCCGCCGCACTCTTGTTTCCAATCATAGGTACAAGGCTTTAATTGTGAAATCAAACTCAAAGCACCCTGCATTGGCTGGATGTTTTCTTTTAAACGATAGTCAGATGATGTTGTGTATTGAACAGCGTTTGTTGTGCCATTGCGGTTAATGTGACCAATTCCAGAACCAGATTCGTTGTAAAACTGCACATATTTTGCGCCGCTTGTTGCTGCCTGAACATCAATACCTAAACCTGTGGAATTATTGTTAGAGTCTGTTGCACTAAAAGATATTGCAATACGACCATATCCGTTTGGATTTCTACCAACACCAAAATTGCCGTTGGTGTCGATACGGGCGCGTTCTGACATAGAACCAGAAGTGCCTGTTTCAAAAGCAAGACCGCCACCAGTTGCATCAGGAAACGCGCCTCTAATTCTGCCGCGAACAAAATTTGCGCCAGTATTTGTTCCACTAAAAGCTAAGTAGGTTGAAGCACCATCACCAGCGCCGCCGCCGTTATCAAGAACAATAGTGTCGCCGCCAGCGGCATTAACAACATGCAGTTTGTAACTTGGAGAAGTCGTGCCAATTCCAACATCGCCAGCCGAATCAATCCGCATAACCTCTGCCCCGCCTTCAGCAAAAGCAATGGTGTCTGCCGCAGGGAAGAAGATGCCGGTGTTGGCATCAGTGCCTCTGAGCGCGGGGGCGGCTGCTGTGCCGTCCACATCAGAAAGGCCGTTTGTGCCGTCTAAAATTAAACTCATGTTTGTTTCCTTAAACCACAACCCAGCGTGAGCCGGTTGGTACTGTTACTGTTACCCCACCTGACACACTCATTGGCCCTGCACTCATGGCGCTGCTTCCGTTTGGGATGCTGTAGCTTGCTGCCACTGTGTTGGAGTTGACTACCAAGCCGTTTGATGCAACCAATGCACTTGCTTGCAACTCGCCAGTAGAAGGCTTGTACAAGAACTTGGCGTTGGAGGTGAACAGGCTTGACGCTGTACCGCTTGTCGCTGATGCGAACAAAGGAAACAAGTTGCTTGCCGTAGCGGTGTCGTTGGTGATTGCAGCGCCGCCCACAGAAGCAAACGCTGTACCGTTATAGCCCTCAAACTCAGCAGTCGTGGTGTTAAACCGGAACATGCCCGATACAGGAGTGCCGGGGCGCTCAGCCGTTGTACCCTTAGAAACTGTAACAGCACCTGTAGATGTGAAGACCGAGTCTGCTGTGGCAGTCAGAGTAGTAACTGTAGCCACTGCGGGGGTTGTAGCACCCACCGTGCCGTTGATGTTGATGCTGGCAGTGCCGGTCAGGTTAGTCACCGTGCCAGATGATGGTGTACCTAAAGCCCCGCCATTGACTACTGGCGCACCAGCAGAGCCAACATTAACTGCAAGCGCCGTAGCTACACCCGTTCCTAAGCCCGATACACCAGTGGCAATAGGCAAGCCTGTACCATTTGTCAAAGTAACAGATTGCGGCGTACCAAGTATTGGGGTAACCAGCGTAGGGCTTGTAGCAAATACCGCTGATCCAGTGCCTGTTTCATCTGTAAGCGCTGTGAGTAGCTGCGAAGAAGTAAAAGAACCCAAAGATGTTGCATTGCCGACAGACGTTACAGCGCCGGTCAAGTTGGCATTTGTAGTGACATTCCCGGCAGTCAGCCCTGAAGCTGTGCCTGTAATGTTTGTTCCGACCAATGCAGTTGGAGTGCCAAGCGCTGGAGTAACTAGCGTAGGGCTTGTAGACATAACCACATCACCAGTACCAGTGATGGCATTGCTCGTAAGGGCTTTTGTACCATCCGTAAACACTGCCCTAGATGCAGTTAGTGATGAGAGTACAGGAGCGCTGCTAAGTGTTTTTACACCAGCAACAGTTTGATCACCAACAAGTGTTACAAAATTAGCAGCTGTTAAAGCTGCCTGTGTCCAAGCACTGCCTGTCCACAAATACAACTCATTGCTTGTGCTGTTCCAATATAAAGCACCAGTGAGCAAAGCATTGCCATCATTGTCTACCGATGGAGCAGAAGCTTTTGGTCCAAGATAACGATCATCAAAGCTGTCATAGCTGGCAGCAGCAGCAGTGGCGCTAGTAGAAGCATTGCTAGCAGAAGTAGAGGCATTGCTAGCAGAAGTGGCAGCGTTACTGGCAGAGGTGGCAGCGGCAGCGGCAGAAGCAGCAGCAGATGTTGTCGAGCCAAACAACACATCAATGTAGTTCTTTGTCGCAGCATCTTGTGCCAGCGTTGGGTCACCCATTCCAGTGATCTTGCTGGTACCCATAGCGATAGCACCGGACATAGTGCCACCAGACAGTGACAACTTCAACGCATCGGCAGTGTCAACATATACTTTGGTGGCAGCGTCTTGGTTTGCTGAAGGATCACCCATGCCAGTGATCTTGCTGGTACCCATAGCAATTGCACCCGACATTGTGCCGCCAGCTAAGTTGAGTTTTAACGCATCAGCGGTGTCAACATATGTCTTAGTGGCTGCGTCTTGCGCCAGCGTTGGATCACCCATACCAGTGATCTTGTTAGTCCCCATAGCAATGGCACCAGACATAGTGCCACCAGCAAGTGCTAGCTTAGTTGCAATAGAGTTTGTTACTGTAGTAGAAAAACTAGCATCATTACCTAAAGCGGCTGCAAGTTCATTTAGTGTATCTAAAGCACCGGGAGCAGAAGCTACTAAGTTGCTGATAGATGTATCAACATAAGTTTTAGTAGCTGCGTCTGCGCTAAGAGTAGGAGTGCCTAAGCCAGTGATGTTATTTCCACCCATAGCGATAGCACCATTCATAGTGCCACCAGTGAGGTTTAGTTTTAATCCATCTCCTGTATCAACATAGCCTTTAGTGGCTGCATCACCAGCATTTGTAGGGGAGGTAAGGTTGGTAATAGTGGCTGCTGAAGAAGCATCCATATCTAATCCACCATTGATAACAACATTATTAAATGTTGATGTACCACTGGAAGCTGTAACATTACCTGTCACATTACCTGTTACATTACCAACTACATTACCTGTTAAGTTACCACTGATATTACCAACAATGTTACCAGTGATATTACCAACAAAACCTGTACTGGCTGTAATAGTTGTGCCAGTAATTGCTTGAGCAGAAGAACCACCAATCACTGCACCATCAATCGTACCAGCATTGATATCAGCAGAAGCAATTGTTGCAGCAGTATTGACTGTCAAGTTAGTAACTGTAGCAGCAACAGGTGTTGTAGCTCCGATAACAGTGTTGTCAATAGTACCTGCATTGATGTCAGCAGTGTCGGCAACAAGACTATCAATGTTTGCTGTGCCATCAATGTACAGGTCTTTAAACTCAAGAGAGCTAGTACCAAGATCAATGTCATTATCTGTAACAGGAACAATGACACCATCTTGTACGCGCACTTGCTCAACAGCGGCGGCGGCAACTTCAACGAATACACCAACACGATTGGTAGCAGTATCTACAGCAACTTTGTTAAGAGCATCAGAGTCTGCAATCAGAGGAACAAAGTTACCTTCAGTGGCGCTGCCATCATGGCGGTGACCATTAGCAAGCAGGAAGGCATCACGCAATGCGTTAAGTTCGTTATTAATTGGGGCTGCGCGTACAACGGCTGTTGGCACGATGTCGGCAGATGATTGTCTTTGATATCCAGCCAAGATTATCTCCTGTCGTTAAATGAAAAGTTCAAGACCATGCCTTGAATGTTATGGCTAGCGTTTGTGTCAAATGTAACGTACTTAAATGAAACAGAGAAACCAGAACCTGAAATGTTTGTCTTCACCACTGGTGAAGGATTACCATCGTATATGATACCACCATCATACACAGCTGTATTATAGTATGCTGCTGCACCAGTAGTTGTTATTTCAAAGTTTGATGGATTAAAAACATTAACGCTATCTTCAAAGTCATATGATACGGAAAATACAATACTAGTACTTCCTTCGCTACGCAAGAATGTAGTTATATTGTAGAAGTTCTTGCGGATAGTGGGGTCTTCAAAATAAAAATATGGAGTTTGATAAACGCTAAGAATTTCACGAGTATCAAAGTTGCTGCCAGTTTCTTGCTTATAAACCTTACCATTAGACGCGCCATGAATAATAATTTCATTAAAACCAATGTAGCCACTGGTAGCGCATGACACCACCATGTCAAACAACAGGCTATATTCAAAGCCAGAGCCACGATCTGTTTTACGAATGCCACCAAGAAATCCAAACAAACCTTCAGTTGGCAACATAAACCGAAACTGACTTTTCTTATTTAGCACGATCATGCTAACTTTCTCAGTGTCAATGCTACCTGCAACTAGTTCATCTACAATTGAAACAACAGTACTTTGTACTTGTTTAGAAATAGTCTCAAGTTCAATGTCACCAATACGAGCAGTGCCAGAGATTGGTCTAAAACCGTCATGGCTAAGAAATATTAAGTTACCCGCAATCTCAACAACACTATCAGAAGCAACACAACCAAGGTTGCTAGTAACTTCTTCAATCTTAAAGTCTGCAATACTTGTTCCAGAAAGACGATTGATTGCGTTCTTACCGAAGATATATAACGAATCACGAAAGCTTTTAATTTGTACAATTGGAAAACCAACATTGATAACACCAGCACCATTGGCTGGAGTGAAGTCTGTCTCAGCCAGCGGTGCAGAGAAATACAAGTTGTAAGGATCAGTTGTATCACCAGCTAGAAATAAATGATTAGCAAACTGTGTTACAAACTTAGGTTTTGCTGGTGCTGGTGAAGCAAGCTGTGTATAAGTTGTACCATCATAGACAGCAGCACGATTGATACCATCTGCCAGTATCATCTTATCGGTACCCCAAGACAGGTTCTCAAAACGAACCTTCTTGACACCAACCATTGTTGGACTACCAGCAAGGGTAATGGCGACCCATGCAGACGTAGAAGTATTGTAACGATAGAAATAATCAGTCGCTGGAGAAATAGGCTTACGGCAAGCAAATATTCCATTGTTAAGATTCTCAGAGATGTTTACACCAAGTACAGGACCTTCACCGGGAACTGTACCATATGTATTTGTATAGCCGCTAATGCGGCGATATCCACCAGTGATAGATGGCTCATAATTAATAAGCTGAAGACCGCTGCCGGGATACAACTCTCCCTGCGCTAACATGTCCTTGTTGGTATCTAAGCCACCTTGACAGCTTACTTTATATGCCTGAATCTTATCAGCCATTTATCACTCGTAAAGAAGATACAGGCTTAGTAAGCATGGTGGAACGTACCGATAGCGGCTCATCCATGAGCAGCCTTCGCATTGTCTTAACACCTTGTTCAAACTTATCTTTGTGGATAGAAGCGCTGTTCTCATTGCTGCGAAACAGCATCATGAACATCATAGCGCCATCAATGATTACATTGTTGAAACGCTCTGGAATAATACACACATCAGAGAACAAAGAAAGAGAAGTTGGAAAGCTCCAGTATTTATACTCAATAATATATGCTAAGTTTGGAGGTGGGGATACAATAAATTTACTCTCTTGAGTCTGACTAACCACTCTAGGTGGACCATATCCACCTGTGCCAGCAGCCTCATCTTGACCACGATAATTATCAACATATTCAGGATACGAAACAACTGGCAGTTTGCCGGGTTCATTGCTATCATTCAACTTTTTAAGATAGAAGCTTTCCCAATCAACGCTGCTTAAGGCTGCTGGAAAAGAATATGTTGCCAGACCAACAGTGAGGGTTTGTGGATATGTAACCAGTGTGAACGGCCATTCCTGTGCAGAATGCAACAGTTCCCTTACGGATGAATTGATAGAGTCTTTAGCAAGAGCTTGGACATTACGGGAAGCAGCGAAGTTTGTAGAGTCAAGCTCTACTTCATTTAAGCGCCGTAGCAATTCATTCGTAAGGGCAAGGTAGGTTGATGACATATTAGCTTTGTTAAAACAGAAAAGAAGAGGGCCAAAGCCCCCTTCCTAGTTACTAGCTATTAAGCCAGTTGGTCGCGGTCAACTTCATCGGTTGCAGGACGGCCATCAACATTCATCAACACAGCCCACACACGAACAACACCAGCGGAGATAGCAGTGGTCGAAGTAGCGATCAGCAAGTCAACGGTGTCAGCAGTAGCACCAATCACGATAGGTTGGAAAGCAGCAGCGTTTTGAGCGTAGGTTCCAACTGCGGTGGCAGCGGCAACCGTAGCACCGTCAATAAAGTTATCAGCGTCAACACCAGTGACACCAACGTCAACAGTCACATCACCAGTGATGGTGGCGGTCACTTCGTAACCGGCGTTCAAGATGACAGTGTTGGCGGGAACAGAGATGCACTCAATCACATCAGCAGCAGCCAAGGCAGAACCTTTAGCGGTTGTAGCAGTTGCAAAGTTAATAGTTTTATCAACCAGATAAGGCACGGAACCAGCGGTGCGACCAGCAGTCGCAGCACCAGCAAGAGTTGTAACAGTAGCCATTTTAAATTTCCTTTATGTGTAAATATATAAACGGGGAAGCCTTGTGAGCCTCCCCTGTTTCATCAAGCCACGTTGTACTTGGCAGTCACGATGCCTTCAGGACGAAGGATTTTGCGACCATAGAGGTGCATACCGCGAACAATGTCAGCGAAGCTGTCAGGGTCACGATAGCTCTCGGTCTTGGTGATCTGCTGAGCAGTTGCAACAGCGCTGTCATGACCGGCAACCATAATACCATAGTTGGAGTTCTGGTTAGCGGAGCCAGCGGTGCCGGGACCAGTACCAATCTTAGGCAGATTGTTTGACACATACACACGGAAGCCGTGCAGATTGTTGATGACCAAACCGTTTTGCAGACCAGAACCACCGAAGTCGCCATTCAGAAGACGGCTGTCTTCGTCTTTTAGCATCTCGATAAAGGTTGGGTCAACAACAACCCAGCGACCTTGCGTGTCAACAAACTGTTGATCAAGCAAACGACCCATGCGCGAAATCACCATCAATGGCGAAGCTGTAGCAGTGGGAAGAGCGGTAGCGCCGGGAAGGCGTGGAGCCAAAGGAATCGAATGGTCACCAGCAGAAGCTGTGGTGATGTTGCCGAAGCTGCTCTTGATCAACTTCATTGTAGTCAACAGTTCGTCTGAACCGGCAGTGCTGACGGCTTTAGTACCGGAAGCGGCAGTACGAACAGTGTCAGCATTTGCATGCTTAGCAGACTGTTGGAAGCCGGTCAGATAGCCAAGAACGTCTTGGTCATACTGGTCGCGCAGACGATAGGCGGCACGGTCAGAAGCCATCTGCATGAAATTCACATGCGAATGAGCAGCTTCGATGTCATCAATCTTGAATGCGTAGTAGTTAGCTTGGTCAACAACCAGCGAGAAATCTTCGTCATCGAGATCTTGAGCGGTGATCTGAGTACCACGAGCATAGGCTTGCACCGACACTTCAGGTTCTTTGATGATCTTAACGCTATCGCCCATTGCGGCGATCTCACCGAAGTAGTCACTGTTAGTGATGTCTTCAACGGTAGATGCTTTACGGAAAGCGAGTTGTACTTGTTTGCTATAAATTACAGCAGAGAAATTACCATTGGGTAAATTGCCGTAACCGGAAGCTGATGGAAAAGCCATTTTTAAATCTCCTATAGATATATTGGCATATATTTAAATACGCTGAACATACATACAGAGGCTGGCGTTAATGGGTGTATGTAGAGTGTTGAGTGCCCCCTCATCTACATAGGCCATCAAAACTTCAGGTAGTTCTGACAGTGCTATTTGCGTTACAGTTTGATCTTTAGTACAGGTTGCAAGCGAGTACTTAGGATACAAAGCAAAGCTACTCATGTAGCCTTGCTAAAAGTTATATCACTAAACTTAGGAAGTTGTCAAGCGATCTTAATTTGGTTGCGGAGGAGGGATTCGAACCCCCGATTCTTGGCTTATGAGGCCAAGCGGATGACCACTTCCATACTCCGCGCCATTAATTATTAAGTCATCGAGCTTTTCCGCTCAAATCATAAACAAATTTACCACTACGCATTGCTTTAGCAATATCTTCTTGGTGATGTTCGTACTGCTTTGATGTTAGTTTAGCAACTTCTGATTCATAAATTACACCATCTGTATCATTATCAGACGGGGCAGACTTACTACTGCGAGTGCCAACTCCTTGAGCAGCACTAGTATCTTCTTTAGATTTCTTAGCCTTATTCAAACCCATGTCGGCTTTGTAAAGATCAATGGCACGAGCAGCGGAACGAGCATCGTTATCATTCTCATACAGAGCCTGTTGAATCCAAGAAGGCTGTTCTTCAGCCCATGCATGGAACTCATCGGTGTCACGAATCTTGTCAAAGTCTGGATGCAAGCGGTTAAGTTCAAACTCAGCCTTTTCACGAGCCGTTAGTTTCTCACGCTCATCAAGCTTATTCAAGCGATCTTCAATGGCTAACGATTGTTCCTTTG